CCGGGCATGCGTGGCTGATGACGGTGCGTCCGCACATGGCGAGCCTCGATCCGAGGTAATCGGCACCGACGTGGTCAGCGATCACTGCGACCCCTCCCTTGCCTTGAGGCATTCGTTGTAGCATGTCTTGACCACATCGATGGGCCATGTGTCCATCTGGCCATGCTCGGTCGCGTAGCGTCCGATGATTCCCGCGATCTCCATGTCCATGTCGGTCCATGCCCAGCGGGTCATGGTCTCGATGAGGATCCTGCGTTGCTTCTCGCGGGGGTCGGGCGTGGATGACTTCTTGGATGCGGTCTTGATGCGGTCGGCCTCTGCGTAGATCTCCTCGTTGGTGTAGGAGTCGATGTCGTCGCGTGCGAGGGCGCCGATGTCGAACGCGGATTTGTAGAAATTTTTGATCAGATTGGTGACGACCTTGCCGGTACCCTTGTCGCCGTTGTCCATGGCCTCGCCGAGGGTCTCGTACTCGATGACCTGTGTGGGGTCGTCGGCGTTGATGATCCTGAACTTCGCGGACGCGTAGAAATGGACGGTCTTCTCGCCGGGGTTCTGGATCCTGTCGAGGTCGATGTCGCAGGGTCCGACGTGGATGATGCCGGCCTCGACGCATGCTGACCTCACTCTTGCGCGCATGGTGTCGATGGTGATCGACTTGTAGGTCGCGTTGGACAGGTCCTGCTCCCATGCCTGGGATCCGAGGATCTCGCATGCCTTGACGATGCGCTGACAGACGTTGAGGGTGTCGCTCACTGCGATCCCTCCTTGGTCTCGGGTATGTGTGTGTATATGTATGGTGTGTGTGTGCGCACCAAATCGTGTCTGCCCTCGGCGACGAGGGCGAGTTTGATGGCGGGGATGTCGAGGATCAGGACGCCTTCTGCGTAGGGCGACTGCTCTGCGTAGATCGATGCTTCGAGCGTCTTCCACATCCTGTCGAGGACGGGCTTCGAGACGATCGTGTCCGATGTCATCATGATCCTTGCGTACACCGTCCTGTTCAACGGACGGTTCGACTCCCTCGGATCGATCTCCAATCCGACCCACAACGCAGGGAGCACATCACGGGTCAGCGTCTTTTTTGCTGGCATTTTTCAACCTCTCTTTCAGGCAAAAAACGCACTTTTTCGACGGATTTTCGATTAGGATGTATTACACATGTAATACCTCCGTTTGAAAAATGACGTCGAATCGCTTGGATTTTGCCTACTTTCCTAATCGTTCTTCTGATATATATAAGGCACGATGCGGTTTATTCCGCCCTGATCGTGCCTCTCATGATCGCCGATAGTCCGTCCTGCGCCGCGTGCATCTTGCTCGGATCGGCGTGGACGTAGCACCGGAGCGTCGTCGTGATGTCGCTGTGGCGCATCAGGCGGCGGACGGTGTCCAGGTCGGCCTCGACGATGTTGACCAGCGTCGAAGCGTACAGTCTGCGGAGCGCATGAGTCGTGACCTTGATGCCGACACGCTCTCCGAGCGCATCCATCCACATATAGATCCGGTTAGGGACGACTCCCGTCCATCTCCCGGCTCTCTGGACTTGGATCAATCTCGCGTCGGATCTCGGACCGTTGCCTTTCCATGCCCGGTACGTCCGGATCTCGTCGGCGACCATCGGAGGGATGTCCATGATCTGGACCAATCCGTTCCCGTGGCCTTTTCCGCGGATCGTCATCTTGTGCGCGCGGAGGTCGATGTCGTCGTCCTCCAGTCCTGCGATCTCCGCTCTCCGGAGTCCCATCAATGCTCCGAGGACGAGGATCATCCTCTCGGTCGGCTCGGCCTCGTAGTACAGCCGTCCGTAATCCTCGACGGACAGCCACACGCGGTCGGGTTCGTAGCGGTTGCGGAGGATGTCCATCCTCTTGATCCAATGAGGGCATCCGAAAAAGTCGGACATCCTCGACAGATATCCGATCTCGCGGAACCGGACCTCGTCACTCTTGCTCTCGCCGAGTTTGTCGTACAGCCAATAGACATCGTCCTCGGTGATCTCCTCGATCCTTGTCGGCCTTCCGTCCTCGGACAGCGTCCGGAGGAGTCTCATGCAGACGCATCTCGTCTGCTTCAGCGTCAACGGCCTCCTCCCATGGAGGTCGAGATATGATATGTACTCGTACACTTGCGAGTAGTCGACAGTCGTCATGTGCATCTCTTTCCTCCCATCCCTTGGGGTTTTTCCGACGCACACACACATATCACACATACATATCGCGATTTTAAGCATCCGCTTATATATCGGTAGCGTGTAGAGATATGCGGTGCAAATCGGGGTTCGGTCCTCGGGGGCGTCCGGTTGGATTTTGCCGTCTTTTTCGGGCGCCCGCACCCATGCACTCGGCATGTCAAATCTCTCTTGATCCCTGATGGGATCCCGGGGCCTGACTGGGGAGTAAGGCCCTGGTGTTCGTTTCATCTTGTGTATCTATGATTCTTCGACATCGGCTTAAAGCCATCGCCTTCAGAGCTCGATGGAGTACACTCCGAACCCCTGGTCGAGGTAGTACAGGCACTCAAGGGGTGCGGCCGCGTCGATGTCCTCTCCGACGACCTTCTCTCCGATCCTCGCGTACAGCCTCGTCGCGTCCTCGTTGTCCGGCGCGGTGTAAAGGGCGTCGAAGTCTCCGAGGATCTCGCGGATCGCGGCGGTTCCGATGCCCTGTCCGCGGAAGCCCTCGTCGACGTCGATGCGCTCCAGGTATGCGGAGCCGTCGTCGAGCTCCTGGACGATGGCGCGCACATGCTCGCCGGTGTAGGTCCTGAAGGTTCCCTCGTCCTCTTAGGTCTCGGTGGTGTAGTCCATGTCTTTTCTCTCCTTGTTCCGGGTGTTCCCGTCTAATTACTATATGGCAATTCCAGTATATATAACTATTTACCAAATAGCAATTACTCTTTCCTCCGCCTCTGATCCGGCACTCCGACCTTGCGTCTGGCCTTGGCGAGGTAGGCCATCGCCGTGGTCGGCGTGACCTCCCGCCTGGCCATCCTCGACATGCTCGCCGACATGGACGGAACATCCTCCCCGGAGTCCGTCAGGGCCATGGCGAGGGCCTCCATGGGCGATAGGCCGGAGTCGAGGATCAGGTGCGTCATGGCGATGCGCACCTCGTCCTCGCTGGCCGTTCTCAATCCCTCCTGACCTCGACCGCGCTGTCGTAGGTGTCGTCGCCCATGCCGACGCGGACCGCGAAGCATATGATGTCCTCGTCCTCCGGGATCTCGTCGCCGAAGCTGCGGTCGAGCCATATCTGCACGGTCTTCCCGGCGATCCTGACCTGCACGGTGTCGCCGTCGGGGTCGGTGACTCCTCCGACGATCTCCCCTGCCTCGAGGATCTGCTCGATGGTGTCCATCGTCGGCGCGCCGTTGCCGGGGCAGACGGTCTCGCCGAGTCCGTCCTCCCACACGCCGACGGGCGACTCGTCCTCGTCCAGCTTGATCCTGCACTCCTGCGAGTCCTCCACGGTGGCTGGGTGGACGTCCTGGCGGACGATGAAGCCGTCGCGGTCCATCAGGACCGCGAAGCACTCCATGTCGCCGCCGACGCTCACCGCGACGACGACGCAGTCCTTGAGGATCCAGCAGTTCTGGCCCTCGATCAAATCCATCTTCTCTGCGATCTGCTCTCCGTTCATCTTCACTCCTCCTCGTCTTCCTCGTCATCGGCCTCTGCGCAGGGTGTCCTCGCGCGGATAAGGCCGCTCTCCTCGACGACATCCACGATCTCGTCGACCAACTGACCGTCCTCGTCGTACTCGCAGACGACGATCTCCCTTCCGCCGGTCTTGCGCTTGAGGTCGCTGCGGGTGCATCCGTCGAGGATCTCCAGCGCGGCCTTCTTCGCCTCCGCGAAGTTCGCGTAGGGTCCGGTCACATCTGTGTCCATGTCCGAGTAGCGGTCTTCGACCATCAGGATCCTCTTGTCTTTGTATGTCATGTTCGGTCCTCTTGCAGGTCTCATTCCCTGCAATTACTATATGGCAATTCCAGTATATATAACTATTTACTACATAGCAATTACAAACATTCCACTTTACATCCGAATGAAAAGTTGTGAAAAATTCGGAGGACACGGCCCGGCACGCGTTCCATCTTGGGCCGTGATAAGGTCCCGGGAGGTCCAATCCCGGGTTGATGCCCCCCGTAGGGGGGGGAAGGGGTTTGCTGTTCAGGTTTCCGGATTCCGGATCACTGCTCGGGCTTCTTTGCCTCGGCTTCGAGGGCCTTGATCTTCGCGGCATCGCGAAACAAGTCCACGACCTCGGACGCCTTGGTTGCGCCTTTGATGCCGACGACGACCGACCAGACGAGGGCGACGACGAAGCATCCCGCCAGATCGGGTTCCGCCTGGATCGACTCGTATATGATCCCGGGGAAAAGAAATGCCCCGACCACGCCGAGGACGATGGTCCCGACGTATGCGGACATGTAATCCAGTCCGAATCCAGGGGCCTCCTTGATCTTGCCGGTGCGGAGGTCGCTTTTGATCTTGTCGTTGTATGTGGTCCTGGCCCTCAGGTAGGTCAGGAAAATAGTAACTACCAGCCCGGTGACCACGAGGATCGGGAGGTATTCGCTCGGTGTGAATAGCACAGTATCTGCTGCCATGATTATCCCTATCCAGATTGCGATGATGCCGAGCATGGCGGTGGAGGCCCTTACCTCCCAGAAAAGCCGAGAGGTGATGACATCCCCCAACCATGCAGCGATCACTGCTCTTTCTCCTCCTCGGACTTCTTGACCGCGTTGGGTCCGCGTCCGATGACGATCTTGCCCTTGCGCTGGAGGACGACGAGTCCGGCGATTCCGACCAGGACGAGGGTTCCGAGTACGATGGCGAGGGTCGCCACGATGGGATCGGACAGTCCAGTGGGTTCGCTTGCGGGGGCCTCGATAGCCTGGATCGTGGTGTCCTCGGTGATGACCTTGGCGAAATCGTAGTCCCATGCGACATACCCCTCGGGCAGCTGCGGGACGACGACGGTCTGGCCGTAGAGGACGGCGACGACGGTCTCGAAGGAGCCGGCGACGAACGTGACGTACACGTTCATCGGCTCCCACTTGGCGGTCAGGGTGGTGTCCTCGACGTATGCGTAGGTGGCAGGATCCACCTGCTCGACGCCGATGAACCACCCGAGGAAGGTGAATCCGGTGCGGTCTCCGAGATCGGGGACGACCAGATCGGAGACCTTGGTGATGTGGGTCTTGTCGCCGTCGATGAACGTGATCTTGTAGTCCACGACGTAGGCTGCGACATAGGTGACGTTGGCCTTCAGTTTACCGAGGTCGGCTGTCTTGATGACATCTCCGACTCCGTCGATCTGCCATCCAGCGAAGATCTTTCCGTCGATGACGGGTGCGACGGGTGCGAGTACTGCAAGGTCCTTGGCATCCGCCAGGGTTCCCTTGACGGTGTTGATGACCTTGTCGGCAACCTTGAAGGTGGCTGTGAACTCGGCATCGGACAGCTTTGCATCGAATGTGGTTGCGCCGGAGATCGACACAGTGGATCCGGGTGCGAAGGTCTGCTCTGCGAGGATCCATCCACCGAACGTCTTTCCATCAGGGAGGACTGCTCCGATCTCGGCCAGCGTCGGGAGGATGTAGGACCCCTGGCTGACCTGCTTGGAGTAGGACATCTCGCCGACGATAAACGTCACGGCATAAGTCGAGGTTTCGGGCGTGGGTGCGGGATCGGAGGATCCCGTCTCTCCCGAAGCCCCCTCGGATCCCGCGCCCTCCGTGGTGGGGGTCGTCTCGGCGTCTACCTCGAAGGCGACGCCGGCGAAGACCGCGCACATTAGGATCGCGAAGATGCCGAAAGTTGCGATTTTTGAATTCATATTCTCAACTCATCCGCGTGAGAGGGCCACGGATAAGAATGATTGAGTTTTTGGGGGTATATAAACTAAATCCGATATTCAGCGATCGGAGTCGGTTTCCTGCGTCCTCCGCATCCGTTTCGCCTGCCGATAGGCCCTCTTGATGCGCTTGGCTCCCGCCGGAGTCGTCGCATATCTGAGGAGCGCCTGCTCCGTCCTCGGCTTGGATCTGCGCTCGGCCATCGGACTCCCTCGACCGGATGTAGACACGGTTGACCGTGGTCTTGTAGTCCTCAACGGCCTGCGCGTAGCGGGGATCCTTGAGGCACATCTCGGAGATGATAGAGGTCTTGATGTCCGCGACCTTCTGGCGCGCCTCCCGGACCTCCGGGTCGCTCTTGACCGATGCTTCCATCACGGCCAGCAACTCCGCGTTCGCATCGTGTTTGGGCTGGGCTTCGAGGGTCTTGACCTTGGCTTCCAGCTCGTCCATGCGCTTGATCAGATCCGGCAGATACACGCCTTTTTTCATCAGCTCGGAGAAGGCCGTGTAGTTGTCGGACTGCTGCTCGTAGGTCAGTCCCGGCGCCGATGCCGTCGCAGGGGACTGCATGCCCTGGAGGGCCTTCATGACGTTGCTGTACTGCTCCATCCTATCGCCTCTGTGTGGGGTTTGGAGGCCCCGCAGGGCCTCATATGTCCGGCATGGATGCGTCGGACAGGTCAGGAGAGCGATCCGGTGCCGGTGAACGCCGTGGCTCCGGCGGTTCCCTGAAAGCTGATGGCGTCCTTGTTCGCAATCGCGTTGAGGATCGCCAGCGTGTTGGCGTTGTCCCTCTGCTCGGACAGCTTGTCGCGGAGGGACTGAATCTCTCTCGCGTCCTCCCTGGACTTGATGGCGCAGAACTCGTTTGCGAGATACTGGTTCTGCGAGTTGATCAGGCTCTGGAGGAGGTTGTCCTGCGCCGATGCCGTGGACTGGATCAGGAAGCGCACGTCCTGGATGTCCTGTCTGGTCTGACAGCCCTGGCGCTCGATGTTGAGGTTGGTCTGGCAGCAGCAATCCTGGATCTTGCCCTGGATGTTGCAGCAACACGACTGGACCGCGTTGATGATCGATCCCTGGTTGACGGCGATCTGCTTGTCCACTCCCGCCAATGCGGCGGTTATCTGTCCCTGGGTGCAGTTGAGGGTCTGCGCCAGCTGGCTGATGGCCTCGCGGTTGCCTCCGATGGCGTCCAGCATGCGTGAGTAGTTGGCCTCGTTGACAACGGTACGGTCTGCGCCTGCGACATCACGGTTCGCGCCTCCGAAGAATCCGGAACCGCCTCCGAATCCCATAATCAGGATCAGGAAAAGGATGACGAGCATACCGCCGTCTCCGCCCCATGCGCCCTTTTCTTTGCAGTCGTTGAGCATCTCTAGATGTGCTTGCACGCCCCGGCCTTGGAGTAGACGGCATCCAGATCCTTTTTGCAGTACGGACAGAAGCGCGGGATCTCCGCGATTCCGGACATGGTTTTGGAATCGCAGTATGTTCATATAAAGGAAATTCGGAGGAGATGCGATCTCCTCCGGTTTTCAGGGTTTTGTTGGGTACTCAGGCCACTCGACCGTTATCGGGTAGCCCGCCTGAGACGGCACGGCATCGAGTGCGTCGAGATAGGCTTCGATAGCCGTCGCTTTCGCCTCCCAATCTTTCGACGTGTCACCCTTGCGGATGGCCTTGAGAGCCGACAGATAGTCCTGTTCGATGGCCTTCTTCCTTCCCGCGATTTCACGACTGCGATACTTGATAAGGGCATCATTCGCCACGAGCGAATCCGTCTCAAGGTCATATCCCGTGCCTTCTGGGATATCATCGGGGACTTCGCGGAGGATTATATCTGGCGCATAACACTCGCTGGCTTCCTCAAGTGTGTTATATGGTATCATACAATAGACGATTCCATCCAATATCTGCACTATCATTTTAATACTCACCATCATACATAAGGACTATTGCTCCTGGCATTCCTTGTGTACCATCGCCTGAGCCGTACCCCCCTACCCAGAAGTGAACTGCGCATCCTCCGCATCCTCCGCTTCCATACCCACTTGCGGCACCTGCCTTATAAAACATACTGCTTCCTGATGTGTACAATTTTGGTGTTCCTCCAGACCCCAGCGGGCTGTATCCTCCTTCACCTCCGAGTCCTTGTATATCATACAAATAATTGTTGACAGGTCTACTCCTCCCCGAGTATAGGCTCCCTCCATCTCCACCATGGGGTGTGTGCGAGTATAGGTCTTCATAACCTGTTAGTTTTACACCAGAACCGCCCTTGCCTCCATATGTCTGACCTCCATTAGAGATAGATGAAGCTGTATTCCCATTGTTTCCTCCATATCCTTTCGTGCTTGTTCCGCCATTTCCCGCAAAAGCGAATGCAGGTTGGTTACGACTATATGCAGACCCTCCACCACCGCCTCCCCCATAGTCTCCCTTGCCTCCATCGCCTCCGTGAGAATAGCCTGACGTGTTACATCCGCCTCCTCCGCCTCCTCCACTGCCTCCATCACCTCCGTTGCCTCCATCTGCACCACTATCATTAGACCATCCTGCCCCCCCTCCGCTAGCAGATAAAATCTTCCCAAATGATGTTACACCTCCTGATTTTGCGCCGACTATTTCGTAATTCACTACCTCACCGCCTGCTCCTCCTGCTCCTATCGAAATAATGTGGCTACCGAACAGGGGTGTTGTTTTAGCTGTGGCATATCCACTACCTCCTCCGCCTCCACCAGCATCTCCGCCTTGTTCACTGACCCCACCTCCTCCTCCGCCTCCTACACAGAGGATTCTATACATCGCATTAGGTACGGTGAGTGTTCCTGCTGAAGTTATCGTGTACTTGATTCCTTTCTTCAACATCGGAAGCGTAGCAGACGCAGTATCACTTGTCGGAGACAGACTGACTTTCGAGAATGCAACGGAGTAAATCGGCCCCGCAGAAACCCCACTCAGCTGAGGGATTTCACCTGTGAAATTCACCGTGCCTCCTACACTTATCGTTCCTGCCCGAAGCACTGCACAGGTCTTTGTAGCTGAATATGTATCTGTGTTCGGAGCAGAATATCCATTTACTGTTATACTCTTAAGCTCATATCCTCCTTGTGCAGATACGGTCAGCTTCGTAAACAATGCAGATAAATCCTTGATGATACCTGCATTCTTCGGAACAGTGAACTCATAAGTCGTACTGACCCCATAGACACTCAGTGTGAGAACGTATGTTCCCCCATACAGATTGAAGGTCATTGAAGTGGTCCAGGATTTTCCAGATTCCACTGTTGTTCCAGCCAATGTAATCGAGTATGAAGCGCTGGATGACGTAAGTGCATAAGGTGAGTTGAAGGTCACTACCTGCGCATTCCTAGCACCCGTCAGCCAGGTCAGCGTACCCGTTCCACGAGATGTGAGCGTGATGCTCTTGGGGTCGTCTCCGAGATATTCTCCCCCATGAGTGACCGAAACAGTATATGTTCCGACAGGGAGCTGGACCGAAGCATACCCATTCGCATCGGACTGGACGGATTTCGATGTCGTCCCTGAGATGACGAATGTAACCTGTTGGTTCTCCCCATCGTTGGTTATCCAGGTCAGGTTCAGGACGGCCTGTCCTGCTGGGACTGCGTTGGCCAGTCCTCCTAGGCACGCGTTGACAATCGGCATCGTTCGACCTCCTCGGTCGTGTTTTCGATCTCGGCGATGACGGTCTCGATGGCGTTCAGTGCGTCGATGTAGCCCTTCGAGTACGCCCCTGAATCGAAGTCGTACTGATGCGCCCTTTCCGCACTGATGACCTCGCGAAGTCTCGCATAAGGTCCAGAATATGTTGAGATTTCACTCACTTGCATCATCCTCCCATATCAACATCGGGTTGAGGTCGATGGTCGGCTTCTCCCCGAGGCATCTCAGAGTCACCGTGGATCCGTTCATCGCGGATACACTCATGATGGCGTTGGTCATGACCTCGACCGCCGTATCCGACATTCCCGACCAGGTTCCGAGCGTCGCATTCGCAGGCGCTTTCGGCAGAGTCACCGTGGCCGTCCACGGTCCAGAGCCAGTCCAGCTACTCGCACTTATGTTGACTTCAGTGTACATCGAGAGTCCTCCTATCGACACCTTTACAGGGATGTCCACCTGCGGTTTGAGTCCCAGGGCATATACACGCACCAGTCTGTCGGATTGGGTCCCTGCCCTGAGAACTCCATTATACTCGGCCATCCTCGCATCCACGCTCGCCGTGTGCGAGACATAGAACAAGGCATCCGTGGTCGTGAAGATTCCTGGCATCTCCAAGTCCTGATAGTACGGCCCCGAACCGCTCCAACGCGAAGCGTAGAGAACCGCGCTGTATGTGACCAGGACCTTTCCAGCAGGTATCCTCGAACCCGTGCCTCCGAGTGCGGTATAAAGCGTCCAGAAGTTCGACTCCCACCTTTCGAAATCCACGTAGGATACCGTTCTTCCAGCACCCCATGCGGACTCGATGGTGATGGTCTTCCCGATCTTCGTCGCAACGGCTTTGAGCAGGTTCTCCAGCTTCTGGGCTTCGTCGTATCTGAACATCGACTTCCTGGCCGTCTCGATGAACGTGACCTGCGACACGCCCGCCTCGCGGGCGATGATGTTGGCGTTGTATTCCACGCGGTTCATGTCGAGCCACGTGAAATATTCGTCCGCATCCCCATCCCAGATCTTGCACATCAACTCCGGCAGTACCATCTCACGCACCTCCCGGTGCCACATCGAGCACGCGAACGTGCGAAAAAGGTTTGGAAACTCTTGTAATCGTGATTGTGAAAGACTTATATGTACTCGCATCGAAACCGATCCTCGTGCCGTCGCTTCTCGCGGTCCTCGTGACCGTCGTGCCGTCGGCCTTGGTGTAGACGATCGTCGCCTCCCTGATGCTCGTCCTGGAGGACGAGAAAACGACGATCGACGACGTGTACTCCGCCGACCCCGTGCCGGACACCGTCCAGCTCACGGCCCCGCTCTCGTCCGAGATGACGTCGGACCATGCCCCGATGCGCGGGGAAGGCAGCGTCGTCGCCGTCAGAGGCGGAGCGACCATGCCCGTCGTTCTGATGCCGTAGCCCTCGAACGTCGCGAGGTCCTCCTCGGCGGACGTGTCCCACATCTGGATCTGCGCCGGCGACGACATGGGCAGTCCCGCGCCGGTCGTGATCGTCATGTCCGTCCATCTCGGCACGGCGGTCTCCTCGGACACCGCGTTGACGGATGCGAGCAGGGCCGCGCCCGTCGATGCGGGGTTGGGCTGGATCGAGATGCTCCGGATGGTCGTCCTCGACCCTACGAGGTCGTAGCGCGCGTAGAGCGTCGCCGGACCCGTCACGGTGTAGGTCGATGTCGACAGCTTGGAGCCGTCCCACCACCCGACGAACTTCCCCGTCCCCTTGGTGCCGATAGGCAGGTCGATGGATGCGTTGTAGCGCCCCGATCTCGTTGACGAGGTGCCGTTGTCCCACAGATGGATCGTGTACGTGGCGGCCGTGTAGACGGCCGTGAACGTCGTGTCGGCCTGGATGTCGTAGGTCGAGATGTCGACGGTCGCGCCGTTGACCTGCCAGACATAGGTATAGCCCGTCTTGGACACGTCGGGAGGGTTGAGCACGGCGCCGGGCGACACGGTGTCGGTCCTGATAGTCGCGCCGTCCGCCACCCATATGGCCTTGACGTCGGCCTTGATGACGGTGATGCGGCAGAATCCGTCGCCAGAGTGGCCCGTCTCGGATGAGCCTGTCGGCGATGTGATGGTCGAGGTGCCGACGGTCGTGGACGCGTCCGTCAGGTAGTCGGCGGACGTCAGAAGGCATCCCGACGGGTACTGGGATGCGGTCGAGACCGTGTAGACATAGCCCGATCCACCTGCTCCTGCCTTGTCGTCATCGCCGGAGCTGTCGGGCTGCGTTCCCGATCCGCCGTACCATCCGCCCCCGCCTGCCCCTCCGTAGCCCGAGCTGACGGGACCCTGGCCGTTCCCTCCGAAGCCAAATCCGCCGCAGATGGCGGTCGTGGACCCCGAGACGGTCGTGGACTGGCTAGATGCGGTCGTCGATGGAGAGGACCCCGAGTAGGTCGTGTTTCCTGGGCCGTTGTTGGTCCCGTATCCCGACCCCTGATAGGTCTGGCCTACGGTGCCTCCTCCAGCACCTCCCGTCCTCGATGTAGACCCGTCCGAGCCTCCCCCTCCTGCCACGATGACACGGGCATAGAGCGAGTCGGCGCCGAGCCTTATGTCGGATCCTCCTCCGCCTCCGTTGTAGGTCCCACGACGGCCTCCGCCGTTGAATCCTCCAGATGTCTTCCCCGTGTTGCCCGCCCCTCCTGCGCGGATGACCGCGAGCCTCGGGGTTGCGACCGTCAGGGTGCCCGCAGAGTATCCGCCCTTGCCCCCGCAGGTGGTCGAGGAGCGATATCCCCCCTGCGCGCCCCACACCTCCAGCTTGCACGTGCCTGTGAGATTCATGGCGATGGCCGACCCCGAGTACGGGAAGTTGTAGACATCCCCTCTGGACCTCGTGGGCGGGATGAAGACGGACATCGTGCCTGACACGAATGGGAGGTTGGAGTCGCACCATGCCCTGGTCGGCTCGGACCCCGCGCCCCATGTGGCCGTCAGGTCGACTATCATGACCTCGTCGAACCAACACGAGCCCGCGATCTTGTTGTTGTCGAAGTCCACGCGCATCTCATAGGACCCTGACGACCATGATCCGCGAGTCGCCGTCCATGAGGTCGTGACCCACTTGCCGAGGTCCGCCGTTTTAAAACGATACTTCCAGTCCATGCCCGGTTCGGCGATGGGCCAGTACATGCCCACGCCCGCCCCGCCCGTCAGGGCGGAGTCCTCGGTGTATGAGGACATCCTGAAGTAGTAGACATGAGACGGATCCAGGGCGATGGTTCCTGGCATCTCGTTAGTAATTTCGGCCGTACTCGCCGTTCCCGTGAGCTTGAGGGATTTCGTCCCGCTCTTGACGTGGGTCGTGTCGTTGCCCCATCCGCTCTCCATGTCGCCGTAGACGGCGAGGTTGGTGACGGTTTTGAGGTAGGACAAGGCGGAGTAGGTCGTCATCCTCGCAGGGCCTCGACGCTGATGAGGTGCGGCTGCTTGTAGCGGTCCAATCCCATGGACCAGGATATCTCGATGGTGCTGATGCCCTCGACGTCCGCGTTGAAGCGGAAGCGGCATGTGTGCGCACCGTCGTCGATGCTCATGATCCCGGCCTGCGAGATGGAGCCGTCCGGCGCGATGACGCGGTAGGACGCGGAGTCCACGATGCGCTCCGGGTCCTTGGGGTCGGAGATGTCGAAGACCAGCTCGAACGATTCCCCGATGTATGCTTTCTGCATCAGATCTCACCTGCCAGAGGGCAGACGTGCGGACGGAGGTCGCAGACGGGCCGTGCCGTGACGTCCTCGATGCTCACGCGCATGAGCGTCATGGAGGAAACGGCGCGGTCCGTCATCTCGGCGACGGGACGGTTCTGCGCGCGCATGATGCACTCGCATCCGATGTCGAGCCACCGCCAGCACTTTATCACGCCTCTGTCGAGGGTGATGATCGCCGCGCGATAGCCGACGTTCCCGGCATCGTCCTCGGCCCAGAACTCGCAGATGAGGGTTCCGGAAATGCCCGGAGGAGCCGGGAAGAGCCAGTCGTCGCCGTCATGGGAGAGGGGCAGGACATCGCTGCCCTGGACCCTCCCCCAGACTTCCGCCACAGTCATGATCAGTCCGTCGCGGTGACCTTGATCACGTAGGTCTTTCCGCCGTCGACCGGGTTGGGAGTCAGCTCGATCTTGGTGATGACGGGCGCTCCGGTGTCCAGCACGACGGTCCTGGTGACGGTCGAGGTCTTGCCTGCGGAGTCCGTCGCGGTGATCGTGATGGTGTTGGTGCCCTCGGTCAGGTCCACGGCCTGCGAGAACGCTCCGCCGCCTCCGACGGACGGGGCGTAGGTCTTGCCTCCGCAGGTGATCTTGATGGTCACGGGCGAGGAGGTCACATCGTTGGTGGTACCGGTGACGGTGACCGTGGCCACATTGGTGTGGAGGTTGTCGGCGGGAGCCGTGATGTTGAGGGTGGGCGGGACTGTGTCCACGGTGAAGGTGGTGGTCGCTGCATCGGACTGGTTGCCGTCGTAGTCGATGCCGTAGACGGAGACGGTGTGCGCACCCTCCGACAGGGCGGTGGACGGGGTGTAGGTGCATGTCGCGACATTGCCGGACACGGACACGCTCGCGGTCGGCAGGGCGGTGGCCTCGCCGGAGTCGACCTTGATGAAGCATTTGGCAGGGTTGACTCCGCTGCCTGCGTCGGTGATCGTGAACTTGACGGTCGGCTTGGAGTTGGTGATGTAGGCACCGGAACCGGGCGACTGGATGGCTGCGGTCGGCTTGGTCTTCTCCAGGACCTTGAGCTTGAGGACGTTGCCCCAGGTGCCGTCCGAGGTGTCCACGGTGGTGACGTTGCCCGCATCGTCGGTGACCTTGACGATTCCGGGGTAGTAGCCGAGGTTGGCGGCGGCGGTTCCGACTCCGGGGCCTTTTCCCCCGTTGTTGGAGCCGGAGGAGGCGGCGGGGGCGGTCACAGTGGCCGAGTAGACTCCATCGGAGCCTTTGGTCAGCGTGACGGTCTCACCGTTGAGCTGAAAAGTGACGCTTGTGATCGTCATGCCTGAAAAGACGAGAGACGGGGTATAAAAACGAAATTCAGAAAAATGGTTTGGAAGGGGTTTGGAGGTATGATCAGATCGTGATGGACGTGTCGCGCTCCAGCTTGGGAGGGTCGTTCGTCCAGGTGTACTCCTGGGAGATCGTGATGTCGTCCAGAGTCGCATCGGCGGGAATCTCGAAGAGCTCTACGCTTCCGCCGTGTCCTCCGACCGCGACGGTGATCAGCTGGTAGCCGGGATGGAGCATGCCGTCGGATGTGCTGGAGTAGGTCAGGCCGTTGTATGTGGCCTTCCAAACCCAAATCCAATCGTTGGTCGTGATGCCGTCCTCATATGAGTCGTTGTAGACCATGTACTCCAGGACGAGGAATTGCATCCCTTCGTCCGCTTTGTACTCCAAACCGCTGGAGGAGGTAAAACCATCCGCCAGGCTCAACTCGTAGTTGTAGCGTGCTTCCGGTTCGGAGCTGCCGCCGAGCGCAAGAGCAGCGATGGCAATGATGGCGATCGCGACGACCGCCCCGATGATGACCTTCTTAGAGACCATGCGGAAGGATTCCCCTTTTGAGTCTTAAATATGATGTTCCGAGATGTGTTGATTCAATAATTTATACCACAATGGCGATGCGGATACACCGTCCGGAGAGGCCGGCGGACGGCGATCTGGAGCGCTTAGAGACCTCCGGCCTCAATCCGTGCTTCTCATGACCGCCCTGTATGAGCCGTCGTATGTCTCCTCGATGTAGACCGCCCTGTAGGCGATGGGTTCGTCCTGCGTCCACCTCCCCGGGATCTGCACCGTGTCGCCCAGGTCCATGGCAGGGTCGCCGCGCCACTCCGTCTCGACCTCCTGCGCGGAGATCCTGCCGACCAGCCTCTGCATGACGGCCGTCGCGCGGGACTGCGACGCTATGAGCGGGTTGCCGGTGATCTGGAGGACGTTCTTGCCCTCGGACGGGTCGGTGCGGAGGTCGGCGTTGACGTAGAGCGTCTGCGTCGCGCCGTTCTCGGTGACGGCGTAGCCGATCTGGACGAAATTGTATCTCGTCGCCTGCATCGGCGCGGGCCACGAGTAGACGGTCGTCACCGGCATCGCGCCGTATGTATCAGCCGGCCATGTCCGCGTGACGCGGATGGACCCTGCCCTGTCGGGGATGCAGTAGACGGCATAGGCCTGCTGGATGGTCAGGAGGTCGTCCGCCACCGAGGACCTGTCGTCGAACATATAGGCTCCGTCGGGCATGACCTCGAACAGTTCCGTGTCCACGATGTGGGGCACGGCGTACTCCGTCAGGAGGTCGTCCAGCGTTTTGCCGAGCGACTGCCCAGACGGCATCGTCCACGACGTGTAGACGGTCGAGAGCATCCATCTGGCATCGAACGCCGTCAGGTCCAGGCGCGTCTCCGACGACGACCGCTCGCCGATGAAGAACCGCCCGCATCTGACGGAGTGGCGCTGGCCGTTTCCGGACCGGACCGTGAACCCGAGGTCCAGAGGGTATCCGATGGCCAGCTCCCCGAATCTCCCTGCGGGGTTGTCGGGATCGTAGTCGCCGTAGACGTTGAGGACGGACAGGTCCAACTCGTGCATCGGCGCCGAGAGCTCCACCGGATCCATCTCGCGGATGACCGTGACCTCTCCCCCGAGCTCCGATTTGGACAGCGAGATGGACGCCCCGAACTCACACTCGACGATGCGCGCATGGCGGTAGGGTGCGTTGAGCGAGGCCACGGTGACCTCGATGGACGTGTAGGTCATGGTGTCGAAGATCTCGATGTAGCCTGCATGGCACGAGAACGCCTTGGTCGTCCGCGTGTCGCCGTTGATGAAGACCGCCGACGCGGACAGGACGTCGGGTCCTGCGGTGTAGATGCGGAACGCCGAGGTGTGCGCCTGCGAGAGCGTCAGGACGAACGTGAAGCCGATGGCCCCCGACTCGTCGCTGATGCCGTCCGACCATATGCCCGCCTCGGGCGGGTACGCCTTGGCGGTGAGCGGGGGGGCGATCATCCCCGCCGACACCGCCGTGGGGATGCCGTAGCCCTCGAAGGTCGTCAGGCCGTCCGTCATGTAGTAGACGGCATCCGTGACCTGATTCGTGTTGCTCATGGGCAGGAACGTGCCGGTGACGGACGTGAGATCGTCCGCCGCCGTGATGTCGATGCCGGTGCCGATGGAGATGAACACGTCCACCGTGCGGTCCGCCGCGCTGACGGCATCGGAGTAGCCGTCGGGCATGTCCTGCATGTCAGGCCTCCACGAACTCGAACACGACGTCGTAGTACTGGAACGTAGTGCCCTCGAACCTGCCGTAGCCTTTGATCTCCGGCGAGGACCCGCGGTAGAATGTCCCGTACTTGACGGTGTCATCGAAGATGTCGAGGTACCGCATCGAGAACGTGTTGGCCGATGTGGCGCTGACGACGGCGTTCTTCTCCTTCGCCGTCAGGCCGTGCCACTCCGCCTTGATGTTCGTCTTGACGGTGATGCGCTCCTTGATGAGGTTGCCGAGGGTGTTCCTGTCGGCCTTAGACAGCTCCTCGGGGACGGAGGTGTAGGCCATGTAGGCCGGGTCCGGGAACTCGATGTAGGAGCCGGTAGAGTTGGCTGCGAGGACGCTCATGCCCTCGACCCCCTGCGCCTGGATTCGGTCTGGAGCGGGTCATACACCGCCCTGGCGATCTTGCGCCCGTCGAGGTTGACGACCAGCTCGATGGGTCCTGACGACTGCCTGCCGGCCCCGCCCATCTCGGAGATGGCGGACTTCACGGCGTCCTTCATCAGGCTCACAGGAGAGACGACCTCGTACTCGCGGGTATTGTCGCCGAGGATATAGGGCATCGGATTGTTGGGTGCGACCGCTCCTCCGGATGCGAGGCCGAGCGCGCCCTTGATCTTGGAGACGGCTTTGCCCGGCAAGGATGTTATGCCTCCGACAGGGTCCTCCACGAAGGATGTGACACCTCCAACGAGGCCATCCTTCAACTCACGGACTTTGGATATCATATCCTCGATCTTGCCCAGGACCGTATCCACGATCTCCTTGATCTTGTCCCATACGGCCTTGATAGGGTCCATGATGTGGTCCTTGAACTTCTGGCCTGCCGTCTGGATGACTCCCCACACGGTCTCGGCGATGGTCTGGATTCCTTTCCAGACGTTCGTGGCGAATCCCGATATCCCTCCCCACACGGTCTCGGCGATGGTCTGGATTCCTTTCCAGACGTTCGTGGCGAATCCCGATATCCCTCCCCATACGGTCTGCGCGACACTCTGGATGGTGGTCCAGACCGTGGTGGCGACACCAGAGATGGTCGTCCAGACTGTTGAGCCCACCCCCTGCAGAGTGGACCATACCGTGGAGCCTACGGATTGGATGGTCGTCCATGTGTCCCCTCCGAATTTCGTGATCTTGCTCCAGGCTTCGCCGCCCCACTTGCCGACGTTCTCGAAGACTCCTTTGATCTTGTCCTTGATGCCCGTCAGGGAGAAATTGTCGAGGAAAGCGCGGATCTTCTGCCCGATCTCCTCCCCGAGCTTGGAAGCGTCCTCCATGCCTTCCTTGAGCTTGTCGGCCTGCTCCGCATCGCCGGAGTTGGACATATCCAAGGTGTTGAGCTTGTCGAAGCCCGCCAGCCCTGCGGATGTGGCCTCGACGACCTCGCCCATGGAATCGGCCGCATCCTTCGCCGACTCGGACGACGACTTGAAGACGTCTCCGAATCCGAGGAAGTTGGCGAGTGCGTTGATGCCGCTCTTTATCCACTCGACGACCTGCTTGAGTCCGTCGATGACCGGCTGGACCATACCCTTGATGATCCCCCATATGAATGAGCGCAGTATGCGGATCTTTTCCAAGATCCATGTGATGCCGTCCACGACCTTGGAAACGATCGTCATGATGCCGTTGACCAGCGGAGCCGTGAAAGACCCGATCGTGGTCTTCAGCTTCTTGACGCTCTTCTGCATCTGCCCCGCGGCCTTGGAGTAGCCCTGCGGGTCGAACATCCGGGCCGTGTCCTTGGCGAACTGCCAGGCGACCTTGGCGGCCTTGGCTGCGATGGCGACCAGCGCTCCGACGACTCCGAGCTTGAAGAGTTTGGCCGCGCCGGAAGATTTGCCGAAGGCTCCGTCGATCTTGCTGGAGGACTCCTGCCATGTGTCGGACACCTTTTTGAATGTGGGCGAGATGGCCGACAACTTGGAGTTGAACGATGCCCATTTGGACTGCGACTTCTCCGATTTGTCGGCGGTCTGGTCGAGCTTGCGGTCGACCGCGTCCATGTCCCTCTCGAAGGACTTGGTGTCGGCCGTGACCTTGATCTTGATCTCGTCTGCCATGTGATAACCTCATGAGCTTGGCGATCTGCTGGCGCTGGGCCATCAGCTGGCGCTCCTCTTCGGCACGACGCTCCATGTCGGCCCACTCCCTCTCGGTGTAGAACGGACGCAGGACGCGAGAGGTGTCGCCCCCGCCGATGTTGATGCCGATGCCCGCGCAGATGGACAGGGACAGGGATATCATCTCCTCCCTCCTCCGCTCGCGCGTGAGCATCGCCGCCTGCCAGACGAGGGACGGCGGGAGCGTCGGGTCGATGCCCTCCGATGCCGCCACGACCCTCGTCAGTTCGTTCAGTCTCTCCCCTCTCCGTCCGGGGAACCCGTAAACCCCAGGTACTTCGACCCCTGCACGATGTCGGCCATGCGCTCCATGTCGACGCCCTGCTCCAGCGCGTTGTCATAGTCGCGGAACCCGATGAACGACGACAGGAGGTTGAGATCGGAGAAGCGCATGCGGTCCATGTGTTGGAACAGGTCGAGGATGGACCAGTCCGGATGCTCGGCCTCGTAGGCGCAGATGGCATCGATGTCGAGGTCGATATCCCTCTCGGTCCCGTCGGCGAGGGTGACGAGGGTCACTCGGTCGCCTCCGGGATCTCCTCTGCCGCGTCCACCCACATGGGGTAGAGGTGCAAGGACTCGATCATGGCGATCTTCTTACCGGGCTTGTAGACCGCGCCCGTGCCGTCCTCGCGGGTGTTCCACGCATAGAACGCCTTGCCGTCGGGGACGGGGCCGTCGTATGCCTTGATGACGATCTCGGCTCCGATGCGGTGCTTGGTCATGGTCATGCGACCGCCTCCTGCTGTCCGTCCTCATATGTGAGCTTTAGAGTCTGGGTGATCTCCCCCACGGTCAGAGCAGACTGCGGGATGATGGTCAGGATGAAGTCCTGCTTGGAGGACACTGCTCCTGCGCCGAAGCGGTAGGAGAACTGGCCCTTGAAGCTGACCTGTTTCTTGAGCTGGGAGTAGACGACCTTCCATTCGTAGACGGTCTCCTCGTCCATGGCGAGGATCAGGTCCATATTGGAGTCCGTCACGCCCGCAGGCATGGCGTTCATGGTGAACTCCAAGTCCGAGGACCAGTCGGGGATGTCTCTGATATATTCCTTCATCTCGGAGGTCAGGTGGGTCACGTCGATCTTCTCCGCGCTCTGCCCGATCTCGGGCACGGCGCTCACCTCCTTGATCTCCTTCCAGTCCGTGCTCTGCTTCACGTAGAGCTGGACACCTTTGGCGGATACTGCTTCTGACATATGATCTCCTCATGCGAAGATTCTCCCGCGCGTGTCCATCAGCCCTCCGATGGTCAGATTGACGCGGTAAAGATGGTTGGGCTCCTCGTAGATGCCGGAGAAGCCGGTGGATTGGATGTTGTAATGGGATAGAGCGTCGAGGACGTCCATCGCGGTCTTGCGCGCAACAGATGGCGAGGACGCGAGGATGCCCACGGAGTAGGTGAGACGGACGAGGACCTCGGAGCCGTCGGGTCCGACCTGCTCCGGTGTCCTGCCGATCATGTCGATGACGGCGTAGGGTCCCTTCGGGGACTTCTGCGGCCATGCAAGGTAGGCGGATCCTACCACACCCTTGATGATGGATAGGATGTGCTCGGTAGGGTCTATCATGCCTCGAACTCCTCCTTGATGCCTTCCTTGATGATCTTGACGAAGGCCCTGCGGTTATTGTAGAGCGCGGGGCGCATGAACGGTCTGGCGGACTGGCTGACGGCGACCTTAAACGGATGCTCGGGGTCGCCCGTAGGATAGACCCATGAGGATTTGGACGTGTGCGGTATCTCCGGATCCCCCTTGGGTCCGGTGCCGTACTCGATGAAGAGCGCGTAGGACACGTCCGTGCGGATGCCGACCGACACGCCCTCCTCCGGATGCTCGACGAAACTGTTGTAGCCGTCGTCGGTCTCGATGGAGTTGCGCAGGAGGCCCGTGTCCACGGCCTTCTGGTCCGTGAGCTTCTGTGCCGCGGTAGTCCGCATCTGCTCCTGGATCCTGCCCGCGCACCGTCTCTCGATGATGCCGTCCAGGTCCACCATGCTGCGGAGCTTCCTCTGCACGTCCTCGGCGTCGACCTCTATCCTCATAGCGGTCTGACCTCCAGGTTCTGACTGCCCGGATAGTCCAGGCATGACACGATCTCATAGGTCGGCTCGGTGGAGCCCGCAGGCCCCATCCTGTCGCCGAGGACGAACGGATGTGCGAACGACACGACAGCCCTCCAGCGGGTCTCGGAGTCCGAAGTCCCCGAGTCGGACTGGGTCCGACCGGAGGACAGGGGTGAGAAGCCGATGAAGATGACCTTGGGCTCACGCACATAGGATGGCACGGCATCGCCGGTCTCGGAGTCCGTGGACTCGATTCTGCGATACCGCAGCATGCGGCGGAGATCGGTTGCCAGACACTGCATCGACACCGACCACCAGTTTCCATGCCTTGATCTCGCGCTCGATATCCGCGGGCATGGTCGCCTCCGGATACTCGCGCTCGACCTCGCCGTCCTTGACGTGCTTGGCACCCTCGCCGCCCTCCATGTTGGACCACATCACCGCGATGCGCGTGATGATGGAGTCCGCACGGGCTCCGGGATCCGCACTGCGATGGGTCACGGAGAGGAAATAGTCCCTCGAATCCTCCAGAAGCATCGTCAGATACTCGTCGGATTTGTCCGTGAGGGTCCTCCTGGTGCGGAGACGGGATAGACGGCGGAGGGTGTCGGTGTCCATCGGATCATCCCGTCTTCTTTCCGCACTGGGCGTAGATACCGCTTGCGCCGGAGTTCTTCTCCACGATGACATCGTGGTAGAGTCTGTACATCAGAGAGTCCGCGTCCTTGGACTGGTTGATGCTCGCGTCGATGAACTTGGGCTCGCTGAAGACAGTGACTCCCTGGGCGCATCCGGGTGCGACAATGACGAAGTAGATGTCCTGTGCGTCGGTGCCGGGTGCGATTCCGCCCTTGTTGCCGGAGGTGGCTCCGGGGGTGTTGTAGGAGTAGATGGTCTTCATCCTCGCCGACGGAACCCACACGATGGGGTTGCCGTCGATGGACTCGGTGGTGAGGTCGATGTTGGGCACGCCGGAGATCTGCTTGACCTTGGTGTACTCGGAGGACTCGCGGAGGACCGATTTCATGTTGTTGTTGAGGTAGATGGTGCTTCCGGAGTCTACTCCGCGCTCCTCGTAGATGGTGTCGAGTCCGACTCCGATCTTGGAGAGGAGGTTGGCCTTGGTGGGTGCGGCGGTCTCCTCGACCACGTGGGATGCCAGTGCGGTCTTGGTCTTGGAGACGGCACCGGAGAGCCTGGTGGCGTCGATCTCGGGGATGACCTGGAGCCTCATGAGCTGGGCCGCGGCTGCGGCGGTGGAGGCGAGTCCGTCGGTCTGGACCTTGTCCTTGCGGTCGATGTCGATCTTGATTCCCCTGTCGTAAGCCAGGGTGTAGTCCGTCCACTCGATGGTGGCGGCTCCGACGGGGTATCCCTTGACCTTGTCATAGTCTCCGAGTCCGTCGGTTGTCATGGTCGGGAGTTTCGCGGTCGCCGAGCCGTTGAAGGCCTGGACGATCTCCTGCGAGGCGTTCATGCCCGCAGTGACGCTTTCTTTCTTCACGATCTCGTCCATCTTGGATGAGATCATCTTGACGATGGTGGTGATGGAGTTGTCCACACCACTGCCTGAGTATGTCGCTGCCATGTGATCATCTCTTAATGCCCATGAGGCGATCGAGCATGCTGCTCATTTCGTCCTCCTTGGTCGGGCCGGCACCCTGTCCTGCCGGAGGGGTGCCCCGATTGAGGCTCTCGCTGACCTGTCTGGCCACGAGATCCGAGACGGATTTGGAGAACGCGGCGATGTTGGCATCCGTCTGCTCATCGGAGTCTCCGATGAGGTTGCCTGCGAACTCCACAGGAAGTCCCTGCTTGGCGAGTTCGCCCTGCGCTCTGGTGACGGCCAAGGTACGCTTGAGCTCCGCGAGCTCGGTATCCCTTGCCTTCACCTTTTGCTCATACTCGGCTTTGACACGCTCCTCCCCTTCAAGCTGTGCGATGCGGGCCTGCTCCGCTGCCTCGTCGGCGCGGGTCTTGTCCTCGCGGTCTCTCCGCTCCCTCTCCGCTTTGAGACGCTGCGACACGATCTTGTCCACCTCGTCCTGGGTGAAGGTTTTGAGCTCGGGTTGGGGTTCTCCCCCTGTGCCGGTATCGTCGATGTTCTCTTTTCCGTCTGTCACGGGTACAACCCCCCCTTGGGGTGGTTAAAACGACGAGGATAGGGGTATAAAAACGAAATTCGGGATTAAGAGGTTTCAAGGGGTTTTTCAGTCCTTCTTCTTGAATTTGGGCTTGTACTCGATGCCGTCCTTCCTGCCGGGTCCGAGATGCGTGTACCACTGCTCGTAGGTGTAGTCGTGCGGAACGGGGACCATCTCTCCGGTGGCATCGTCGCGGATCGCCCTCGGTGCGGAGAGCTCCTCGATGTCCTTGCCGAGATAAGCCACTGTGGTGCATCTGCAATTGGGGTGCATCGGCGGATAGTTGACTCCGACCTGCGCCTTGTCGCGGTCGAATATCTTGCCGTCGAGCTGACCGCAGACGGGGCATGTGCGCTCGTCATAGGATGCCATGAAACGATATTGGCTCACGCCGTGCTTCTTATAGGCCTCCATGTGGGCCTCGCCCGCCGTCTCGGTGATGACGGTCCGGGCCTCGCGCTTAGATCTGAACCTCATGGCTCCCTTGATGTCGTCCACGCTTTTTGAAACCATGTCCGGCGGGAGGCCGCGGAGCATGGAGTTTATGACCGTTTTGGACGAGAAATCGACGAGAGGGTCCATGTACCGCCTCGCATCGGGCATGTCGAACACGGAGTCCACGATGACCTGCACGCGGCCGCCTTTGATGGCGTCGACCGCCCACCCCATGCCCGTCTCCTTCTGGAGGACGAACGTCCCGCGGTAGTAGCCGTCCTTGGCGACCTCGGACAGGATCCTCGCGGTCGTGTATAGCATGTCGTCGAGGACGGCGTAGCAGTTGAGCCTCGCGAGCGTCCTTATGGCGCGGATGTTGGTCATGCGGTGATGGGCGATCTGCCCCGTAATGCTCTTCCATATCGTCTCGCGGTAGCGCTCCGGGACCGCCTTGAGGAGCGCCTGCATCCTGATGATGGTGGCGGAGTCCGCGAAGCCGTTGAGGAAGATGGCGGCGGGCTGGTCCGCGTACCTCCCGCGCTCCATCATGGCGCGGACGTCCGAGATCAGCCCGTCGATGGCGCGGTTGGTGATGCGCGAGAGGGACTTGGCGAGGGGCGTCATGTTGCCCTGGTAGCTCGCCACCTCCCTCTCGATGTCGTCATTCCAGGATGGGGCCTTCGCCATCGTCCTCGTCCTCGTCATCCATCGGAGGGTTCTGCATCCTGCCGAGCGACCTCGTGGCGTCGTCCTCGAAGGACATGGCGTCGGAGGACGATGCGGACGACGCCTCCTCCTCCACGAGCTCCGCCTCCTCGGCGGGGTCGGGAATGGCGGAGATCTGCATCCTCGCGGTCGCCTTGGACATGATGCCGGAGGACGTGAGCTGCGTCAGGGCGGTCGCCATGTAGGACAGGTCCTGGGGGGCATTGAACTGGAAGACGATGTCCATGCTCTCGATGTCCGTCCTCGGCTCGTACCCGACGGACATGGACGGGTTGTTCAGGCGGTAGTCGTAGAGCTTGACACGGCGGATGAAACCCTCGCGGAAGCGCGCGGTCTTCTCCGCCATCATCTGGTCCGTTCCGAACATCTTGTAGGCCATGGCGATGCCCGACGCGTTGCCCGCGAACTGCTCGTCGGACAGGTCGGGGACCATTGCGAACTTGTGGATGTCGCTGGCGTACTGGTCCTGCAGGACCTGGATGCCCGTCTCGTCCATGGTCTTGGTGAGCCATGTGGCGGTGGTGTCGTCGTCGCCCTGCAAAACGCGGGTTTTCTTCAGGAACTCCTTGCCCTGCTCGATCTCCTCGGGAGTGGCACCGATGATGGACCCTTGGATGAAGAGCATCGTCTGGGCGAACGCGTCCTTGTCGTCCTGCCTGTCGGACAGGAGCGAATTATAGGCATCCTGCAGGTCCATGATGCCCTCGAAGTCTCCGAGCATGTCCCGTGAGTTGCGATACTCGATCAGAGGCACGCGTCCGAAGCCGTGCGGTACGGGATCCTGGATCATGCGCCAGCCATCGGCGGAGTCGTCGCTGACGGACTCCCACACGCTCATGCTCTGCCGGTCGTACATGTACATGGTGTAGTGGATGGTGTCGGCCTCGTCGCGGTAGGAGTAGATGACCGCGCCGAAGACCGAATCGCGCTCCATGTCTCCGGTGTAAGCGACGAATGCGTTGCGAGGGGACACGACGACCGAGTTCGGTTCTGTCTTGTCCTTCGGAAGATAGACGAGCTCGAACGCCTTGCCGTAGATGCTCATATCGAGAGCGAGCTGGGAGTCCACCGACCATTTGGTCTGACGGTGCATGAGGTCGATGATCTGCTGGCCGTAAGAATCGTCCTCTGCACAGACGTACTTCGGCTGATTGCCGACCATGTAACCGCGAAGGGCCTTTGAGATGTATGCGCAGAAATTCGACACGATGCGGTTGCCGTCACGGTCGGGGAAGTCCTGGTCTCCGATGTAGTAGCGGTAGAGCGTGTCGTAGCGCGACTTCTGGCCGATCCAGTCCACGAATGCGTTGCGGACCGTCCTCGGCGTGATGTTCTCTTGTGTGACGATGGTTTCAGGCGGTTCTGTTCTCATGCTATCAGTCCTACGATTGGCCTCATGAAGGTGTATCCGAAGTAGCGAACCGCGTCCATGCGGTCATCGCCGAGTTTGACGGGCTTCTCGATGCCGTTCTCGGCGGCCTTGGAATCCCATGAGTATGTGCGAAATTCCCCCAGAATATCCTGGAGGGTGTCGTGAAATACGAGCATCCCTGACCTCATGGCCTCGCGGATATACTCGATCCCGGGAAGGACGTCGTTCTTGGCCTTGCGAACATTGAGACCGTGCTTGACGAACTCGTCGCGAAGGGTCCTCGCAGCCGGATCTATAGCCACTTGGATGCGATTGGGGTCGGCTCCGATGCGTCTGCACACATCGAGGAATCCGCAGTAGTGGTCATAGGTCGTCTTCCCGCTGGCCTCGTCGAAATACTCGGCGCAGATGCGCCAGTCCCTGCGGTTGCCCTTGAACGTTCCGCCGAAGACCATGACGGTCGGATGGGTGGCTCCGAAGTCGATGGCGCAGTAGCGCACGTCCACATCGGAGATGTCAAACGCACGGAACGAGGACTCCACGAGGATCGGATAGACGAGTCCTTCCGCCACGCATCTCTCCCCGAGGACGTACCTGCGATAAAGGTAGGATCCTTCGGGATATTGCGCCTTGAGGGATGCGATCATCGGAGGAGTCATCGCAGGATTGTCATCGGGCGTGAAGTGAAAGTAGTGGTATCCTCCGAGCTCCTTTTTCTCCTCCTCGGACATCGCATCATAACGGTCCAGGTAGTCGGTGTAGATCCACTCCTTCGGCGCCCCGGGGTTGAGCGAGAAATAATGGCGGCGATCCTTGGAGACCGCTGTACGTCTCAGCGCCTCGGCCACGAACTCGCGATCATGCATATTGACTTCATCCGCCATCCATCCTCCGAAGGTCTGTCCACGGAGAGCCATGTAGGATCTGATGTCTGATGCACCCATGATGATGATCTTCTTCGTGACCACACCCTCTGGCGTCGGAACGTTGAAGACGACTGCCCTCGACTCTCCGACCTTGCGGTATTCGCTCCCCGGGATCAGATTGAGGAGGCCGAACCGCTCCAGGATGCAGTTCTGTTCGGCGGTCTTGACCGTCCTCCCCGACAGGAGGAACGTCGTCTCGGGCGATCTCACCACATAGACCGCGAACGCCATGAGGAGGGTGCAGGTCTTCCCGGACCTTACGGAGCCTTCGGCCACGGTCAGAAATCCGTCCGAATCGAGGCACGCGGCGATCTTATCACGGCTGGCCTTGACCGGATGGACCATAATATGAATCGGCTCAGTCTGACCCATCCTTCTCGGCCCTCCTGTACCGGTCCATCTCCTTGGCGAACTCGTCGAGAGGGGACACCAGGATCTGTGATTCATCGATGGGTCTGTCCGTCTGCCCGAGGCGGTTCTTCCCGAGCCATATGAGCATTGTAGAGTTTCCGTTGAGCGCGGAGGTGACTTGGGCCTTGCGGAGGCGATTATTGCACTTATCCCGCCCTTCTTTAACCGCACGTCTGACTTTTGGGCCGTTGCGTGAATTATAAAGGGTCGCGGTGTCGACACCGATCTCTCCTGCGAGATCGTCTATGTCTGCGCCCTTCGCCATCTCCTGCATGATCCACATCGCGCCATCATCGGTGAGCTGGAGGGAGCATCTGCCTCCGACCGGCATCCCGTCGGCTCTGCATTTCCCTCTGGACTTGTGAGGGATGGCCTCCATGATGACGATATTTTTCTTGCCATTCTCTCCCTTGACGGTGGCGATGATGTTTCCTCCGGGCTCTGTATACGGCATCGTCATCCCTCCCACGGCGACCATGTGTGAGGCCATGCGTTCTTGGGTTTGAGGTCGTCGAAAAAGCCTTTGTAGAAATCGGCCACATCCTTGTCGACGGTGATGACCGCCTGCTCGATCCTCGGATTTGTGTTGATATTGGCGGAGGACGTGACTGCGACTCCATGCATCCTGCCCCTTGTGTCCTTCCAGTACCCTGCCATGACTTTGGCATGGTTCCGTTGCATGCACAGGCGTCCGCCGTACTGCGGAAGCAGGTCGGCCAGATAGTCAAAGATGGCCATGTAGTGCTGGATGAAGATCTCCCCGACGTAGACATCGACCCGCTTGACTATGCTGCGATGCAGCCACTCTCCGATCTCCTGCGCATCCTCCATCGCCATGCACCACGTGGAGAATAGGCAGTATTCGAGGGGATGCTGCTTGACGATGCCTCTCATGTAGGTGAGGAAATCGACGTCTCCTCCGGAGATGCAATGATATGTGTATCCGTCCTTGAGATGCCAGTCTAAGACCTCGTTCATATGTTGCTCGGACATGGCCTTGCGCATGATCGCACGCTGATGCGTCCTGCACGCACGGGCCTTGATCTGCTCTTCGGATGGTTCAGTCGCTCTGCGAGTCTTACGAGGTGTAGGAATCCCAAGGCTCTCGTCATCCAGATCATCAATCATGCAGATGTCGTCCGGATCGAACTCCTCAGTACCCTGGTTAATCAGGTCTTCATCAAGTTTGTCCACGGTTAACCCTCCGTTTAGGTGATGAAAAGACGAGTCGGGGGGTATAAAAACGAAATTCGGAAAAACAAGGGGAAATGGTTTGTCCGACATGGCACAAAAACATCCTCGTCATGTCGGGGTTTGCGAGGTCGACCGTTGTGTTTCATCGATGTGCCGACAAAACAGTATCGTTTTTGTCCGATATGCATCATCACATCAGCTCCCAGACGGCGAGATGGCAGGAGGTGTCCAGACGCTTGCGTCTGATGTAGCCGAGCCACTTGAGACGGTCGAGCGCCGCGGCGATGTCGGCGTCATGGCGGTTCCTCCCCATCGCCTCCTCGATGTCCTTCATGGTCATGGGTCTAATGCGGAGATGCCTCACGATCTCCTGCTCTATGGGCGTCAGCGGCTGCATGACACCTCTGTCCATGCCCATGCGATGCCTGCGAGCCATGCTGATGCGCCTGCGACGATGCCCCCGGGCGTGCATATAGCCGCGAGGATGGAGACGACGGTCGCTCCGAGGACGATGACGGCGGATGCGAGGATGCGGTCTTCGCGTTCGGTCATATCCACTTCCTCCTCTGCTTCACGTTCCACCTGCCTATGGCCTCGATCCGCGACCGATACCTGCGCGTGTGTCTTCCGCAGTAGATGCACTGGACACGGTAGCGGTAGTTCGTCCAGTCGTGGAGGTCCGGGTCGAACTCCTTGGTGACTATGAGACACACTCCGTCAGAGCATCTTTTGCATGGGAGGATATGGGCATCGCTTAGGGGGGTCCTCTCCGTCTCGGTCATCGACCCTCCACTCCCATTCGCTCTGGTCCAACGCCTCGTCCATCGCGTCCCTGCGCTTCGCCACCAGGTCCCAATCTCCCGATCCTATCGCCGCGAGGTAGTGGTGGTAGCACGTCTGCAGCCTCTTCCGCTTGTCCTCCGGCATGGTCGCTCCGGCCAGGATGTCGTCGATGCACAGCGCGTAGTCCATCGCCCTGCGATGGGCACGGCGTTCCCGCTCCATCTCGTTTTGAAGTTTGCAACTATTGAAATAAAGGATGCTCGCGCAGATGATGGCGAGTATCCCAGATATCAGTGTGATCCAATCCGCCATCCATCTCACCTCTCCCTCGTTCCCGATGCGTAGCTCCCGCATCCGAACCCCTCCGGGTCCCATCTGATCTGACAGCCGTTGTGTCTGCAGTACGGCGACAGTCCGCGCCACGTCAGGCTGTCGCACTCGTAGCATGTGAACCAGTCGCGGCTCATGAACGCGTGGATCTTGGCCATCGCTCATCCACCTCGAACATCATCGCTCCGACGATGTGCCTCCCGGCGAGGACACGCCTGGTGCCGGGCTTGGGGCCTTCGCTCATGACGGTCCTGTCGTTTGCGATGGCGTTCTCGATGTAGCAGAGTCTTTCCTGCGCCTCCTTCTGCGTCCCGTAGATCTCGTTGATGGCGAGGATGCTCTCGTGCGTCGGATAAACGCAGACACGCCATTGGGTCATTCCCCCCTCTCCTCCCTTATCCACGCCTTCATCTTCTGCGTCCCTTGGATGACCGCCTCCTCGAACTGGAGGTCCCCGGCATACCACGCCGTGTCCATCAGGAGGTCCTGGATCATGCCGACCTTCCTGTCGTACTCTTCGGGCATGAGACCTCTGATGCGGTCCAGCGCTTCTATTGCAGTATTTAGGGCGTTCCAGGTGATGTCCACATGATCGAGTTCGTCGGTCTCGTCATCCTCCCAGTCGTCATCCTCGTCGACCCCTGCGGGGGCCTCGACCCATTTGTGTATGATCCCGCAGTGAGAACAGTAGTAGATGTCCTCACTCTCTACCAGCAGCTCTCCGCAGATGGGGCATTTCATTCCGACCCCTTCTTCATCATCTTGTGGAATCTCCCGTTGCACGCCGGGCATAGCACCTTCTTGCCGATTGACCAGCCCTCCATGCGGAGCCGCTTCATCATCTCCTTCTTGGGGATCGATGCCCGCTCCCAGAAACGACACCGGTCGCACTGCCACTCTGTTATCATTCCTCCGCCTCCTTGAACGCCTTGTTGCATTCGCATCTCCTGAGCGCGCGCATCAGCCACCTCACCTCGTCCCATTCGAGACAGCACCTGCGCTCCTCCAGCCTGTCGTCCCAAACCGTCAGGGTCAGGCGACCGTCCTCCATCATGCGGACGGCGATCTGGAGGTCGTCGGACAGGTCGTAAGTCATCAGCGTCATTAGTCATCCTCCCGGGTCAGATCGTCTGCCATGCATCTGCACTGCTTGGCCAGTTCCTTACGGTCGGGGTAGTTGTCGGAGCAGACCGTCCACTGGATCGCGTACAACAGCTGGTCCATCGAGACCTCCAGCTCCGCTCTGGCCGTCGGCGTCAGATCCCCGAGGGTATTCGTTGCCATCCTCAACAGATGCAGTGCGATCCATTGCAACTCGGGCAGACGTTCGATGTCGGGATCCTCGATCATCTCGTCGATGATGTCGGATTGATTCTTCGTCAGGACTTTCATTCGTCATCCTCCTCGTCATCGTCGTCTTCCTCGTCGATCCCGTATGACTCCTCCTTCTCCTCCTCGGTGTCGCCGTCCCAATAGCCGACGAGCGTCACAAGACGCATGAGTCCCGCCTCGACGCCCGGACCGATGACGTAACGACCGTAGTCGTCCACTTGGATGGTGTTGACCTCCGTCTCGATGCGGGTGTCGAACGTGCAGGATGACACCCTCCACCGGTCGGTGTCATGGAGGTAATAGAACCCGATGGAGACCCAATCCCGATACTGGAGCCTGAAGCTGACCTTGTCCGCGATCCTCCCGGCGATGCGGTCGGCGAGTCTGGTCATTCCTCCGCCTCCTTTTCCAGATATTCGTACACGATCTCGTCGATGCAGTTGGCGCACAGCGGGATCCTCTTAGGGAAGCTCATATAGATCCTTCCCGCACCTGCTTCGTCGAGATCGAATCCCGTCTTGCATCTGGAGCATGCGATAAGGCAGGTCATCGCACCATCCTCCATCTGGCAGTGAAATGGTCGTCGCACAACTCGACGACATGGCCGTTGGCCTTCGGTCCGAGCCTGGCGGTCGGCTCTCCTGCGATGATGCGTCTCTTGTCGTTCATCCAGAAATTGAACTCCGGTGCGATCTCGCACTGGCAGATCATCCCTTCGCGCATACAGTCCAACGCCTCCTCGAAGGACAGGCCCCACACGACCTCGCCGCAGTTGCGCAGGAGCAGCGATTGGAACCACTCCTTGTCGGGGTTCTTCGCGAGCAGCCGGTCTCCGTCCATCTTGTACTGCCAGTAGCCGTCGGTGATGGTCTTCCCGCGGAGCAATGCGACCATCGCCTCCTTCTGCGTCATGAACCGGCTCATTCCTTGCCCCTCCCGAACGCTTTGGCGAGGTCAGGCCATCCCATGCACTCGCATGTCCTCTTGTCCTCTCTCGCGTCTCCTGACGGCCCCTGCATGTGCAGGGCGGAGAATCTGTCGGCCATGAGGACGGAGATGGTGGATGGTGTCCTCATTCGCTCTCCTCCAGCTTCTCCTTCTCCACCTCGTGGATGCTGACGAGGATCACCCTTGCGCACAGCACGTCGCTCGGCCTGACCATGATGGACTCGCGGTCGTAGCCGTCCTTGATGGTGATGACATCGTCCCTCCTGTCCTGCGGCACGTCCAGCTTCGCCATGGCCTCGTCTGCTCTGTATTTGGTCTGGAAGAACAGGGAGGTCCCGTCGTCAGGGCCTCCGGGGATGGTGATGTCGAGGCACCACACCTTCCTGGACTGCTCCTCCGGCGTGGGCTTGGTGCAAGTCTGGTCGAGGACCTTGTCGGACAATCTGCCGTCAGAGTTGCCGAGGGTAGCACGTATGGGATCGAACAACCTCATTCGCCCACCATCCTGATGACATAGACCGACTCTATATGCTCCGGATTGACCGCCACATCCGAGACCTCTGTCGTGAATGTGGGTGAAAGAACCGGGCTACCGAACATCAACAATCTCTCTTTCCACCGTATCGCGTTGCGGATCGCGCTCGCGGTCTCCTGCGCTTCCTCCATGCTCTTGCAGGGGATCACCCAATCATCTCTGCTCACCATGATGATCCGGACGGCGAACTCCAGTGTCTTTTCCGGCGTCATTCTCCCATCCTCCTGTTGGCTCTCTCCGCGAATTCCTGCAGCCACGATGGGCAGGTGAGATCGAATGCGTTGGACGTCCAGTATGAGAATCCGCAACTGCATTGTATGCAGACGGAATCGACACCCCACGTCAACACGCTGGCATCCAATCCGATCGACTCAAGGGCGCGCATGTCGAATGCACCGTTGTCGTCCATCGCATCCATAAGGTCCATCATCAGATCCCCATCATCGGCAAACGCGATGTCTTTGGCTGTAAGGCGACGCCCGCATATCGGGCAGGGCCTGAATCCGTCGGGGCCTTTGCGCATCATCTTCTCCCAATTCTCCGCCTTCGCTTGGAGTCCGGCGTAGTGGCAGTCCCGAGCCTCGTCTTCACTGAATATGCCCATTCAGTCCACCTTCTCCCAATCATCTGCGGTCATGTCGCCTACGTTGAGTATCCTCACAAACGCGTCCTCATAGGCGGGATATTTGGTGTTGATGATGGCCGGTGCCGGACCGGACATGTCCAGCACGGCATCGCGCCTGTATTCGGCCCATCTTCTGCGCCTGAACTGCGAGTACTTCGCACCACACCTCACACGTGCGAGGACCCACTCGAACGTCCCGATCTTCGGAAGGTACTCTGCCGATTCTTCCAGAATCTTGTCGATGCGTCCGCCGGACTTCCAAACGTCCAGCTTCTCTATCATCTCCATGGCATGCGTCACAGATCTGGTGATGACCGTCTCAAGGGCGACGGAGACGTCTTGGATCTCCTTGATGTCATCCTCGTCCAGGACTTAGTCCAGCTTCAACTCGTGCAGGTCCTTGGTTTTCCTCACGAGATCGCCGCAGATGATCACGAACTTCACGGCCTGTATCAGGGAGGCCATCTCTGTAGAGCGATCTACATTCATGACCAGCCCCGCGAGTCCTCTGACCCTTGCTGTCAACTCCTTGAGGCCGTCGTCATCGCATATGGTGTCAAGCATGTCGAGCATATTCAACATGGCCTCGATCTCCTCGATGGCTGACTTATCCTCCGTCATTCCTCGTCCTCCATCTGCTTGTAGTACGGGCATCTTCCCTCGTTGCACATCTCGCAGTCCTCGTCGGTCATGGCATTCTCCATCTCGCACTCGAAATCGAGGTATCCGGGGCCGTCGAAGTCCACCTTGACCTCTCCGACGAAGGCGTGGATGCAGTCGCCGCACTGGTCGGTCACTCGCATCCCTCCTTGGTCCATCTGCCGTATTTCCTCTTGGCCGCAGCTGTCAGTCTGGTCGGACATTGCATCGAGCGACGTGCGAGCTGCGGATGGGCGCAGAACATGTTGACTCCGAGATCGTCGTCGGCGTAATCCACCTGGAACATGCAGCCTTTGCATTCCTCGGGGCAGGGACTCACTCGCATCCCTCCATGATCTCCTTGCCGCTCCTCTGATCCGCCGGCACTCCGGCGTAGTCGTAGATGGCGTTGGCCCACTCCATCACGGTCCCCATCTCCTCGTCGTCCATCAACTCCATCGCGTAGGACATCATCCTGTCCGCCAGATCGATCAATCCGTCAGTAGTCATCGTATGTCATCTCCCTCATAGCCTCGCTTACTGCTTCCATTGTCTTGATGTAGAGTTTCATCGGGACCCCCGCCGGGGGGTCCTTGATGCAGACGACCTCCCCCATGGCGGTCATCGCTCCGAGCCTGACCGCGTCCATGAGCGCGGTCTTCTCGTCTGTTGTGATCTCGGTCATTCAATCCCTCGCGTATGACGAGCATCCGTCGCATGTGCGGTCGTAGGCGACGCCTCCCATGAGTCTGCATGTCCCCATGACGAAGACCTCGCCTCCTGCCATCAGTCCGCTGTCGATGTCGATCTTGAGCCATCTGCAGCGCTTCCCGTCGGGGAAGACCCTGTCGATGTCTCCGACCGTGTCCATGTCCATCTGTCTCACTCTATCGCCCTCCATGTGGCGAGCCATGTGGTGCATCCGGGCTTCCAGACCGGCTCGCCGTCCTCGACGAATTTGTATTTGGCCAGCTTTTTCAGCGACCTGCGGACGTAGGTCGGACTGCATCCGGTGTCGGTGCAGATCTGTGTGACCGTCATCGGTCCGTGCTTGCGGAGGGAGGCCAGGACGATCTCCTGGGATTGGGTCATGCGAATGCCTCCAATATCGCTGTCATCATCAGCGCACCTCCCAACGGCGTGTTCCATTGGAGTCCACGGAGCGGGTCACATGACCCTCCTCGTACAGTCTCCGGAGCATGCTCCCGACCGTGTTCGAACCGGTCACCCACCTGTCGCCGAGGGCGTCCAGCACCTCCGACGCGGTGGACGGGCGTCCGAGCGTCTTGAGCGCGTCGTAGACCATGCCGGCACGACTGCCCGTGAGGATGGTCCCGGTCAATCGACCGCCTCCCAGATCTGGATCCATCTCTGGGCGATGCCCTTGCCGTAGGCAGGGTTGGCGCGGTAACCGACCATGCGGATGCTTCCTTGGCTCTTGAGGACGGAGATCGCGTTGGCGACCCTCCACGGCGGGAGTCCGGTCCTGCGTGCGATCTCGACGATGGTGGCGCGTCCGAGGTCGCATATGACGCAGTAGACTCTCGACACGGACATCGCTCTCCCTCCATGCGGACGTACTGCGAGCATGAGCGAAAATCGCACAGGTCCTCGTCGGTGATGTCCTTGGAGCCGCACTCGTAGACCATCTCGCCGTCGACGTAGGCGTGTGCGCATGTGGAGCATTGGCTCTCGATGCGGATGTCCTGGAGGCGCCATCCATCCGTCAGTCCGGCGCGGATGCGTCCGATCAGCGCCACGACGCTCCTGCATCCGTCGATGGTCTCTGTGCGGGTCTCGGTGGCCGCGTTGACCTTGTGACGGCAGTAGGTCATGACGATCCTGTCCATCATGATCGGTCCTCCCTCGGGATCAGGTCCTGCGCCTCCATCCACGCGTTGAGCGTCAGGATGGCGTTCTGGACCTCCAGGAGCCTTCCGTCGAGTTCGGGCTTGGCTCCGAACCTCGCGTCGGCGATGGCTCTCGCGAGGGCCTTTCCGCGGGCGCGGACGATGCACAGCTTCTCGGTCTGGTCCATCAGGCGTCACCGTCCATCTGCTTGAGCATGGCCTTGGCCTTGACGCCGGTGATCCATCCCTTCCCGCATGTGCCGGGTGCGATGGCGAGTTCCTTGGATGCCACCATCTTGAGCATCAGGGACGATGCAATGGAGCGGTCGATGCCGAGGTGGTCCATGATCTCCTGCTGTGTGTGGGCCGTCTCGCAGTACGAGAGGATGCGGTCTTTCAGCTGGGTGACGGTCGCCTCGGTCACTCTATCGCCTCCCAAACACGGGTGGGCTTGGAGGTCTTGGGGGCCTTCCGAATCTCCTTGACGCGGACCCTGCCGGCTTCGACAAGGATGTGGATCGTGTTGAGGATTGAATCGTAGTTGGACCGGGGGATGCGGTCGACCATCTCGCTGATGGTGGCGGGTCCCTCGGCGAGGGCGGCCATGACCAGTGGCTCGTAGATCGCGCTCATTCGATGACCTCCCAGATCGGAGCATATGCGTAGGGGGTCAGCCTCTCGAAACGGAGGATCCTCGCTTCTCCGCGCGCCTCCATCCTGCGGAGCGCACGACGGACTCCGTTCTCGGATGCGCGAGGGATGCGGGCCACAATCTGCCTGACGCTCCCGGGACCCTGCTTGAGGGCCTCGCGGACGTCCTCCTCGTAGGTCATTCCGCTCCCTCCTGCCATGATGCGATCAGGTCGCAGGGACAATGCCTCGGGATCATCTCCGCATCCTCGGTGACCATCTCGCACGCTCCGCCGTCGTCGTGACAGCGGTTGCACGTCCAGACGTGGATCCTCATGGACGGTCCTCCGGTGTCGCACCGCAGAACGGGCAGGACCGGATCGTCATGCCCTTGCGGGGATTGTCGGTCATGCGGAGCATCAGCTGGCCCTTGGTGCCGGTGTAGACCTGTCCACGCAGGACGCAGACGTCCATGTCGCGGCAACATGCGGCGATGCCGGTCTTGGTGACGGCCAGACGGCCGTCGTAGGTGGCTGTCATAGGTTGTGCCCCCATTGGTTGACGGTCGGCTCCCCGTCGCCGAGCCATACGGTCTTGAGCGGTGCCACGACTCCGGATGCGGAGACGATGGAGATCTTGCACCATGCCTCGGGCTTGATGCCCCGGCGGTCGCACTCGGCGAGGATGTCCGACATGCGGTCCTCGATGCGCTGCTGGTCGCTGGCGACCTTGATCTTGATCGAGTCTGCGCCGTAGGGCGTCACGAGGTAGCGAGAGATCTTGGAGTTCACTCGACCACGCTCCTGATCAGGCGGCGGGGGCGGTGGTTGCCGGATGTGGCCACGTTGGTGATGTAACCGCGGACTTGCAGGTAGTCGCATGCGCTCTTGACGCGCCTGTGGGTGATGCCGGTGGCATCCGCGATCTCCTGCGTGGTCTTGCCGGGGTACATCGTGATATGATCGAGGACGCGGTACCTGATGCTCGTCGCGTCGGACTCGAATGGGATCATTCGTACTCCTCCAACGGCTTCCAGTCGGTGACGTCGATGAAATCGCCCCTTGCGGCGCACGCGGGCGCGAACTCGTCCGTGTAGCTGCCGTCCTCCTGCGCGTCGTGGAGGTATCTCTGCCAGCCGAAGGCATGGCGCGTGGTCCACATGACCATCAGGCTCCCTCCCTCGTGACCCATGCGGTGACGATGCCTTCCTCCGAGGTGGTGCCGAGGATCGTCCATCCGAACCTCCGCAGCTTGTCCACCTCGGCCAGGAACTCGGTGTGGTCGTCCGTCTTGCCGTAGGTCTCCGCGAACGGCTGGGTGACGATCGAGTTCCACACGGCGACGATTTCGTACCTCATGCGTACTCCCTCCTGCGGAGCCAGGCATCGCGTTCCTTTCTGGCCGCGTCCCTGCGCATGGCTTCGATGCGTGCTTCCTCGGCCTCGATCTCCGCCTTGTACTCGTCGGAGTACTCGGTGTCGACGATGGCCCTGCATCCGGGCATGCGTGGCTGATGACGGTGCGTCCGCACATGGCGAGCCTCGATCCGAG